TACTTCACCCACTCGTCCCAGACCCTACGGAACATAGGACTGTGAGGAAGGGGTAAGGGGTTATTGTTATCCTCTGTCTTATCCTCTGTACTATCTGTATGAAGTCTATTTCGTGGGGGGCGTGAAACGGATTTCGTGGGGGGTATGAAATTGGCTGCATCCCCCTTGAGGGCTACGAGTGCCTGTTTCTCCACCGTCCGCAGGATGCGTTTGCCGTCCACTTCCAGGCGTACCACAAGCCCGTTATCGATAAGGGTCTTGAGGAGGTTCTGGACTTGCCGTGGAGTCAGCGCCAAGTTCGTGGCGATCCACCCGTTGGAAGCGTAGCATCCCTCGTCGCCATCCAAGGCATCGATTAGTCCGTAAAGGACACGGGCAGACAAAGGAATGTCCACCCGTTCCAATACGGCCTTGGGAATCCAAGTGCCGTGCGTCATATGCTTTAGACCGTGTCGCCTAGGGTAAGGGTCAACGGCTTGCCGAAGTTGAAGCCTGGATACACATCGGACTCATAGCAGTCGTTGTAGATGCGGTAGTACTCGTCCAGACGCATCTCAGCGTGGGCGAGCCAGCCTTCGTCCAAGGTGACCTTGCAACTGTCATGAGCAGCCGTTTCCGTTTCACCGAAGTACAACGCCATCTCTTCCGGGGAACGGTTGAGGGCGATCTGGAGACAGCGACGATAGTGAGCGAGTTGAATGTCGTAACCCCGGTCACGGATATCCCAAAACAGGGACTTCTTGGTCAGAGCCTTGCCGTAGGTCTTCACGTCGCCCAGCCACATCCTGTCGCCATCGGTAACCAGGATGTCGATACGAGCCTTCATAGGGAAGCCGTACTTGGGATGCTTGACGAAGATGGTAACTTCCGTGTCCACCTTGCCACGCTTAAGCAGCTCGTCGTAGTACGGATAGTTAGCCAGCGACTGTGCGGTTGCCTTGCCCTGCTCCATCTGTGCCGGAGAGAGGAGGACACCATCGGGATGTTCTTCACGCCACTTGGCGCGAGCCGTCTTGCTACCTTCACCCGTGGTCGGGAGACAGGCGAAGTTGTCCAACGTGCCACGGTCAATCAGCAGGGCGTGGACGTAGTTGCCGAGGTCGGTGGCAGCCGAAGACTCAAACGTGTCGGTCTTGGCGTACAGGGGCGAGACGGCGAACTTCTTGAGGAAGGACGCATTCACGCCGGGGTTCTTCTTGTAATCTGCGAAGGACAGATCGTGGATGATTTGGGATGTGTTGCTCATAGGTGAGGACAAGTGGGCTATTCGGTGTAAGGAGTAATGTCAACAATAACCATCGGCTGTTCTCCGTGACCCTTACGCAGAACCAGTTCGACGATAAGCCCGTCGTCCTTCAGCCAGCCAGAGTCAACAAGGCAGTCCAGCACGGACTTGGCTAGGTTGTCCAGGTCTGGGCGGGTGGACTTTGATACCACATCAGCCCCGGTCTTGTCGGCAGTCTTCTTACTCTCCTTGGTATGGGGATAGATGAACACTATACCTACCTGGCAAGGCTCGTCAAGGGGGGTGACCTTGGCTTCCTGCGCCAACTGCTTCATCATACTGGTAGCCTCAACGCTCCATTTCTTTGCGGATGACTTAGCCATCTTGCCGATAAACTGCCGACCATCCTTGGTCTTGAGGATACGCAGAGCTGCTTGATGGGTGGGCGGTGGCTCGATCTTGATGTGGAACAACATACTATTGGGTTACCCTCCTTGATTAACCGGGTCAACTGTGTATATTTACTTAATGGATACAGACCCAAAGTTTGAACGATTGGATGGCACGAACCCGGAGGCCGGCAAGAAGTTGCCCAAGCACACAGTGAAGCGTATCGAGCAGCTCCTCAAGCAAGGCACTGCACCATCCGACACAGCCAAGATGACGGCTGTCGAACCGAAGGTAGTCACAGAGATTCGTAATAACTTACAGGATACAGGACAACTCGATGTCCTGGCGTTCAAGCGCAAGACCGCACACCGCCTGGCATCGTTCGTCGGCAAGGCTACCGAACGGTTGGAGCAGGAAGTGGATGGCATCCCCCTTGGTCAACTGATGCTCTCCACCGCCATCGCCATCGACAAGTTGGAGAAGTTGGTCGATCCCACGCCAAGTGTGAACATCAAGGCAGAGTTGCGTATCTCTGCGGACGACATCAATAAACTGCTGGATACCAAGGGTTTGATTATCGATGCCGAGCCTATTGACCCGCCCAAGCCGGAATAAAAATACAAAAGAGTTATTTTTGCGTTGACTGAAGGAAGGGGCTTTGCCATCACTGGCAGTCCTTCCTATGAGCATCAAAGAAAAAACCCACTACGCCTGTGTGCTAAACATCCGGGCTGTAGATGTCCCTAACTGCCACAGCCAGGTCGTCAGCATTCAGCGCACCCCAGCTGCGTTCATCGAACGCATCAACAAGAAGGGGCTGTTTCCGAAGATCGTGGCTCACGAATGGTATGTGCGTCCTGTGAGCATCTACACCTATCCCGACGGCGACTCTGACATCCAGACCGATTTGAGCAGCGAATATAATATTCCCTACGCATACACCGACGAGGACGGCAAAATCGTCTTCAACGAAACCCACCCTCTCTTCAACCAATTCCCCCCTACCAAATAATATGCCTCCCGAAACCAATACCAAGCAGAAGCCCCAGACCATCGCAGAGGTGGTCGAGTTCTTCGATCTCAACAAGCGTCCGGCTCAACGCCTCCACGACGCAGTCACCGACGAGGTGGTCAAGGCTCTGACCTGGACGACCCTCCGTTCGCTGGCGTTCGCCTGTCGTGACCCGAAGACCAGTGCCAAGGGTATCACCCTATCCCAGAAGGTTATGATGTACCGCAAGTACGACAAACTCTGGGAGTCCATCGCTGAAGCCGTCAAGGTCTATGGCGCGAACATCAACGACGTGAAGTGCGAGCCGGAGATTGGCGAGGACGTAGCTGCGTTCCGCACCCGCTACCTTCAGTCCGTCCTTGGTCTGACCAAGTGAGCAACGAAGACTATATCCTTTCCTTAGAAGCCACCAACGAAGAACTCGAAATGGAAATCCAAATCCAATGCGAGGAACGCCTCATCCTTGAGAAGCGTATCGAGACCATGAAGAAACTCTTGAGCGAGTTTGAACAAGCCTGTTCCGGCAGGGCTTCTGACAAGATGCAAGCCACGATCAAGAAGTGGCGCTCCTTCCAGAAGAAGATGGAAAAGGAGAACATCGTCTAATGCGATACCTTTCAGTATGCTCTGGGATTGAAGCTGCATCTGTGGCCTGGGAGTCCCTTGGTTGGACTCCGGTTGGGTTCGCAGAAATCGAGCCGTTCCCGTGCGAGGTGCTGAAAACCCGCTTCCCCAACGTACCTAATTATGGAAACCTCGAAAACTACAAAGACTGGCCAATCGAACCAGGAACAGTTGATGTTCTGGTCGGAGGCCCACCCTGCCAAGCATTCTCAGTTGCCGGTATGCGAGAAGGAATGGATGACCCACGTGGTAACCTATCCCTCATCTATTTCGGACTTGTTAAACGACTTAAGCCGAAGTGGCTGGTGTACGAGAATGTCCCAGGACTTCTGTCATCGAAGTCTGGATCAGACTTTTCGTCCCTCCTCACAGCGTTGGCTGACTGCGGCTATGGGTTCTGCTACCGAGTGCTGGACTCACAGTTCTACGGCCTTCCCCAGCGACGGCGCAGAGTTTTCCTCGTTGGCTGCAGTTCTGGAGACTGGCGACATTCCGCAGCGGTATTACTTGACGGCCCGGGCAGCTTCGGGGGTTCTACGACGAAGCCTCATGCGTGGAAAGGAACTCCCCCCCCTTCTGCTACAGGCGTTGATGGCGCAAGCCGGATTAACTGCCGACCAGATGGAATCTCTGGTACGGTCACCCGAAAGTGGCACAAAGGAACCGGAGGCCCAGCAGGAGATGAGCATTATAACCTCGTCGCCACAGGACCTGGAGATGGAGCAGGACTCGACGGAGGAGATGCCGGAGGAGTAGACCCACGGCCTGTAGTCCTAGATCGTGCTGCCTACTCGCAAGGAATTAACGCAAAGTTCGACCCGCTTATCCAACATTCGGACTCTGTTCCTGCTCTGGTTGCCCGTGGCCCTCATGCTGTACAGCCTCCCATCGCCTTCAAGGTGCGATGCGGTGGCGAGTACTCTGGTGCTAAAGGTGGCGAGGTTAGGCCCACCGAGCGTGGCGGTACGGGTATGTTGCACTATGAAGACAAGACCTTCACTGTAGCTGCCACGCAAGACCAGTTCGTTGCCACGCCTCAACAGGTGGTCTATGAGAACCATCCGAACGACAGCCGTGTCACCGGCCCGCATGATGTCGCCCCCACTGTGGCAGCACGGTTCGGCACGGGCGGTGGTAATGTTCCGTTCGTCCAGAACATCCAAGGCGTTGACCTGTACAACCAAGCGTTGACTGGGGATATCCACTGCCCCTTACGCACGGCCGGTGGTCACGGTGCGCCAGCGGTGATGCAGGAGTGCATCTCCTTCCAGCCTGGCAACCTTCGCAGGGATGCCGGTGCAGAACCTAATGCCGAGACTACCACGACGCTGAAGGCTTCTATGGGTGACCAGATTCCGCACATCGCCACGCCTATGGCGGTACGCCGGTTGCTGCCTTCCGAATGCGAAGCCCTGCAAGGGTTTCCGAAGGGATGGACTGACATCCCTTGGAACGGTAAGCCAGCCCCAGACGGTCACAGGTACAAGGCCATCGGCAATAGCATGGCTACGAACTGTATGCACTGGATCGGTAGACGCATCCAAATGGTGGACGACTTGGTTACCGAGTTGAACAAGAAGCAGGGGTAGGTATGTATGGGGTATGTCGTATATCCGCATCGAACCACGGAAGCATTTTGATAAAGCCATCGTCAAGGTACGCAGAGATGGGTACATCACATATGACTACTGGGGTCTGGTGCGGGTATGCGAACGCCTGTACGACTTCCAACAAGACGACGCAATCGAATGGGTAGAGTACAATATCCTTGGTCTAAACGACGGGCAGGAAAGCCAGTTCAAGGTATGGTACGAAGATCCAGAGAAGACCGTAAAGGTACACAGGGTACGCAAGGTACGGCCCAAGGTAGGCAAAGGGGTAGGCAAGGTACGCAAGGTACGCCGGAGGTAGGTAGGCGGGTAGGTAGGCTTAAGGTATGCACAGGTAGGTACGCATACATACGCCCGCATGACGTGTGTGCGCCCGCACTGCATGGAGCTGCCAGACGCAAGCCTGGGCCTCCTGGCTCTAGACTCCTGGCTTACGATTACGATCTCCTGGTAGACGCACTGCACAGGCACACCGGCAGACCGCGCCATGTAGTTATAGACTGGATACAGGAGAAGATCGTACCCCTAGCTGCCAGGCAAAAACCGGCCCTTAAAATAATCTATAAATAGTTTACTTTTGTGTTGACGCAGTAAACTACCAGGGTTTGTGTGTGTGTCCTTACCCATACACACATGATTACTACATTCGCAGAAATGACGCAGTTGGAACTGACTCCGGCACAGGCACTCGCCCTGGAGTCCATGAAGCAGATCCAGAAGCAACTGGAGACTGCCAAAAAAGAACAGGCCCAGATTCACGCTGATAAGGCACTTCGGGTTTCGACGCGCCTAAAGAAATCTGAAAGTGAACGGATTGCCTACCTTAATGGGCAGATTGAAGTCTACAGGGCCAATCTCGAAACCATTTCCGAGTGCTATAACAATCTCATTAAGGACAGTCTGCGTAACCATGTCCTGGATAATTATACTATTCCGGCCCTTAAGTCTGCCGGTCTTATTCACCACTTGGATTTGGACAATCGAGACAAGAGTCAGTCACTTCACGCAGACAAGTACTACGCACTGTCGATTGCGTCTGCACACTGCCGGGTGCGCTTCAGTCTGGGTACTTACGGCGAGCTGCGTGATATCGAGTTCGACACAAAGGAAGACATTTCTGGAAACCGTCTATGGGTTTCCATTTCCCGAACCTGGGGTAACAAGTGTTTCAATAATCTCTTCCTGCATAAATATAACTTGAGTCTTTCCTCTTCTACTTTGCAGTCCGGCGAGGAAGGCCAGAAGGTAGTTAACCTACTTTCCAAAGTGATGCAGATTTGCGAATGTATCGACAGTGCAATCCCTACGCAGGACGGGTTAAATTATATTGCCCGTAAGTACGATCACGAGGAAATCGAGAAAATGAAATCCAGTTACAAGACTCGCGCCTAAAACTTTTCCATACACGCACATGAGCAAACTAGACAAACTTATGACCAGGGCTTTGGGATTCGCTTACGACCTGGGCATGAATGTAGGTGAGAACCATGCCAACTGGGTTGAACAGGATTTGTTTGGAGGAAGGTACACCGGTGACCAGCGTAAAGCTGCCAGGGCCGTACTTAAGACTCTAGACGAGGGTTATGACAACGGGTTGTATGACGGTCTGCCGGACTTGTCTGGAGAATGGGCAGACGGCCCTACCCCACAGTCCGTATTGTCTGAAGTACTTCACGCGCTTGATGTGAAGCCTGGCACTAAACAGGCAGACCATGTGGAAGAGTTTCTGGACGATCTCTGTAATGAATGGTCACTAGGGGTTCAGTCTGGATTTGAATGTGAGCTGCACCGGCTTGCAACTGAAGCTGCTAAAGAATAATCCCATGAGTCTCGATCCAACATTAGCAGACATGAGTGCCTTCCTGCGCCAGAAGACTTCTGGTCTTATAGACTGGAGGGATTGCACTGCCCATTATGAAATGAATATTGCCATACATTACTTTGCCGGTGCGTACTATAATGGACAGTTCTCAAATCTCTACCAGGCACTGTGTGCTGTAGACTATAACCAGAAGGACATGGAACTGGAAGACGAGCCGGATGAGAATGTACACTTGATGTACGATCTACTGGTAAAAGAATATGTGAAATGAGTTTACTTTCCGCGCTGCACATCACACATTAACCAGACCACACACACATGAAATGTATAATTAAAGAAGACAGTATGGGTTCACTTCACATATGGAAGGGCCATGTCACTCCTACTGGGCATAAGTACACCTGGAAGGCAGAAGGCAAATGGGCAGACTTATATGTGCAGGACAGTGAATCACGCGCCTACATACTGGAGTACCTAAAACCGGCTAAACGCAGAGAACTGGAAAAGGGTTATGCAGTTACTGCGGAAATCCCTTCCGAATATTTTCCCGAATAACACACACCCATGTTCATTAAATCCAAGTCTGAATTAATCGAGCAACTGAAGTACGGGCAATTCGCTTTTCCCGGCGGCTACCCAAGGTATTTTGTGGCAAAGGACTGTAGCTGCGTCTGCTACAAGTGCCTAGTGCCTAAAGGCCGGTGCGATCAAGAAAGTGATATCGAATCACGCGCCATAGACGCAATCGACAATCCAGGTTCAGACAAAGCCTGGGAAATCTTTTATGTAGACGTGAACTGGGAAAACAATTCCCTTACCTGTGACGAGTGTAACGAGAAAATCGAATCCGCTTACTCTGAATAATTTCCCCCACACACACATATGAGCAAACAAAAGAAAGAACCCAAGGTATACACGATTTCTGAAACCATTCATGTCTGCTACCAGGTAGTTGCCATGTCTGAAGAGGAAGCCCGTGAAGCATACCAAAACTTGGATAACGAGAAATGGTTTGAACTCGCAGGAGAAGCTGCATCAAACAATTATAATGACGAGGAAATCGTTAATGAGGAAGATTACGATCACGAGTCTGAAGCCGGTGATTTTCCTATCACTGAAAAGGCCCAGAAGTTCATTAACGAAAATCTTCCAGAAGAGTAATCCATGCGTACATTAAAAGACATAGGTTATGGTTTAGCCGGTCAACTGCACACATTTACCATACCCAAAGGTATGTGGGTAGTCCGCGCCTATAACTTGGAACTTAAAAACGGGAAACCCCGTTACTGGCTGAAGCAGATTCCCACACAGTACAGGAAGGACAGAAACTTCCTTTCACTGTATCATGGGTACGGGATTTTACTGGAGCATGACGAGGTAGGGTAACCTACACTGCCAAGGTACAAGGGCCGGTTGACGGCCCTTTTTTGTGCCTAGGTAGGTAGGTAGGTAGGCACACACATACGCACATACGCACACATACAGGAGCTGCATCACGCGCCACATAAAGCTGCCAAGCACGGCCTAGTTGCGATCTACTGCCAGGCTTCAGTCACTGGACTCTGCACCTGGCAATCGACGCACACCGGCACAGGCAAGCCCTGGCAAGTGTATCCAGGAAACACATACACAGGCCCGTAACGATCTGCACACCGGCCCAGTGCGTACCTGGATATTTTCCCTTTACTATGTGATGCGCCTACCTACCTTCATTCATGCACACCCACACATCACATGAAACCAGAACAAAGGATTAAGGCACTGGCTGCCTTCATTAACAGGGAAGACAAGAAACAGGGAAGGCCCAAGGGTTTCCCACTGCGTACACCGGCCTCCCTAGAGGCAAAGGTAACCAGTTATGGACTGGTAACTGCGTATGTGGACAATCACTGCCCAAGGGAAGATTTCGCAGTGCTGACTATGGACGAGGCAACTACCTCCAAACTTCTGCCCGGTGACCGTGACTATGGACGCAGTGACTGCGTCACAGTTGACGGGGAAACTTTTTTAGTTGTTTACCTGGGTTAAGCCTGGGTAGAAACTTCACGCGCCAAACACTTTCCCACCCACACACATGAAAAAGAAACCCGCAAAAAAAATGAAGGTAGGCCAGTCACTGACTGATAAGCAGTTGCTGCGTCTGGCCGGTCCTATCGAAACCAAACTGCCAAAGCTGCCAGAAAACCCCAAACAAGTACGGGCCGAAAATATTGCCCGTCACTTGACGAAATACCTGGAGCATAACGCTGCAGACCATGACTTGCGTCTGGCCTTCCTTAACTCCACCCGTGACGAAAATTCCTGCCCGCAAGGTCTGCTTAACTATGCTTATAGTCTGGTACAGTTGGCCCAGGTAGTCCTGGAGAATGCACAGTATGCTTCCGCATGGGAAGACCGGCAGAACCAGATTTATAAAGGTACGGAAGACGAGACTCTGTCCATGTTGCCTTTCATTATGGACTTTGATAAGGCACTCCAGAAGGCCCGTGACGAGGTAGCCGGTTCCGTACCCCTTGAATAATTTCCCACACCCACACACACATGACTAAATCACGCGCCAAAAAATCAGAACAAAAGTTCAAACTGACTGCCCGGCATATCACTTATGTCCTGCCCAACGGGACAGAGTACGGAATCCCCAAAGGACTTCGCTGCGTCCGAGTGCCTGGAGAGTGCAAACAAGACGGTTCTATGATCAAGAACCCTTGGGCCTTACATGACACACCGGCACACTTGGAGGAAGACAGTGACTTTTTGAGGTATGCCCGTACCTACGGGATTATTATTAAGGAAGAGTTTCTGACTGATAAGCTGCCAGACCGTAAGGTATGGCACTCCCAGTTCAAGGCACGCGCCACTAGTGAGGTACTGCCTGGCAAGAATGTAACCCCAGAAGTAGTCCTGGCATGGGCCAGTTCATGCGTCTCCAGTGACTACTGGGAACAGTACTCGCCGGACCGGCTGCTGAAAATCTTTAACGAGGTATATCAAGGGGAGTTTGATAATGCCCATGAGTTCGCTTGGGACTACCTGGAGAACTGCGACGGGAAAGCATACACCGCACTAGAGGAGAATAACCTACTGGCCTACTTCGATATTGCGGGCTACTGGTCACGCTGCCTTCGATATGACTACCATGAAGTGAAGCATGAAGACCCTTCCACAAAGGTAATCCGCTGCTTCTATGTACGCGCCAACTGGTAAGGCCCAGTGTGTCCTGTCCTGCTTTTGATTCTGGTACTCCTGTACTTCGCAAAGGGCCGTTAATGGCCCTTTTTTTGTGCCTAGTGCCTAGCCGGTCCGGCTACTGGGCCTAGCTGCTTTTGACTGGTAGGGCCGTTATGATCTCGGCCTAACTGCCTGGGTGTGCTGTACAGACTTCGCGCCAAGTCACACACCCAGGAGTAAATAGGTAAGAAAACCCGAAAATTGCATTAGAGGTGCCTGGCTTGCCCGTAGAGACGGGTTTACTTTTGCCCATGTCCTACCCTTGGCTGCGCCATGCAAGGGCTTCCTAGGCCATTTTTTTAGTGTGACTAAACCGTTGATTATCAACTACTTATGAAACTGTTAAATAAGTGTAAAAAACTGCCTTTAACATGATAACATTACTCATGATTACAGGTTAAGCCTGGCTTAACATGACTAGATTACCCAGGATTACAGGTTAAGCCCGATCTAATCATGACTAGATTACCCTGGATTAACAGTTTAAAGTATTATAAACTATTTTCGATTTCGCCCAGACTTGGCGCACCCCATGCTTGCACTGCCAACTTTATAATATCGTTTCGTAAGTCACTGATAAACAGGCACTTATGAATAGTAAAAAAAGTATGGCCTGGCTTGCCCTAGGAAGCCCTAACAGACCTTTGCCCATAGTAGGACATAGGCAAAAAAAGCCCGTCTCTACGGCCCTGCTAGGCCCATTTACTGCGAAATTGACTGTTTTACCCCTTCTAACTCGATTTTCTTGCACAGTCCGGCCTCGCGCCCACACTAGTGACTGCCATGAAACACACTGAATACACACCCATGGGCCAGGTCCTCCTTGGCTTCCTCGTCATGTCTATGATCTCGAGCTGCATCGTCGCAGTCCCCCTCGTCACTATCTACCTCCTAAAGTGATGCGCCCAGTCTTCCCCACAGACCACCGGCGGGCTTACGCAGAGTTTGCGGAAGTGCAGGAGTGCCAAGTCATGAACAATGGGACAGAGTTCTCTGTCTTTTGCCCAGAGACTGGAAAAGGTTACTTTTGGAACTTTGTACACCCATGGGAGGAAACCAAAGCTGCTTTCCCCGAATCCTTCCATGAATGGGAATCCTACCTCTTCACCTGTTCAAAAGGTGTACAATGGGTAATCCATCCACTCTGATTCACGCGCCACACACACCCAGGAAAAGTAAACACCCACACACATGAAGACATCCCAAGCATACCAAGTCGGACTGGAGCAGTGCTGCATCTACTTACCCACTGCTCTCGTCATGGAATCCCAAAAGGAAACATGGTTCTACGGCCTCGTTTCCTCAATCGGCTTCTACCATGAAGCCGGTGATTTCGACCGCATGGAATCCGCAATCATGGACATCATGCGCTATCGCAAGATCTAAAACTTCCCACCCACACACACATGAAACTAGACCCAATCCAGACCGCACTGGTCAATCTGCACACCGGCCCACTGAAGCAGAAAGACCTGGTTCTGCTATGCACTGCCATGAGCCATGCTGCAAAGCAACTGCACACAATGGCCCGTGAACAGGAGAACCAAAGAATGGCAGACTGCATGAGTGCAGGAGCATTAGCCCTGCTATCACTCGCAGACGAGATTCAAGCCGGTGGAGAAACCCAGAGTTCCGCAGAGTACCTCTCTCGCGCAATCTCATTCGCTGCCTCCTATACGATTGCCACACACCCAAGCAAAAAGGAAGAGGAAGACGACGACGACTTGGGTGCATGGCCACCGGCTAATGCCACTCGCCTAAAGTAAACACTCCACACAGTAACACACAGGCCCAGGTCACACTGGGCTTTTTTGTGCCTACTCACTAGCCGGTGCGTAGAGACATCACGCGCCAGTTATGATCTCAAACTCGTCATGCCAAGCTGCCTTTGTAATGAATAACTCATGACGGTCTGTATGTGCGAAGTCATTACAGTGCGTATGCGTGAAGTAACTACACACTGCCAGGTCTGACTGACTCGCGCCACACCCAGAAGCCGGTGTGCGACGGTCTGGGACTTTATAATATTCCGTTATAATAAAATAATATCAGTCTATAATAATATTATAGGAGTATATAATAAAATAATATCGACCAGTTTGGGCGCGTCTGGCAGCTCGACCCGGCGGGGGGGATCGCCCAGGGGGAGGGGGGTGGGGGGTCTAGCGGGTTCACCCATATACCCTTTTTCTGCAATAAGCCTTACTTATGGGGTCTAGTGGAGTATCTTATGGAGTGATGGATGGATGATGAGGTAGGCTTATCTTGTGTATTAGGAAATCTAATAGGTCTTTGGAATATGGATGACTGACTTGACTGGGTATGGTGTCACCCCCTTAATAATCCCCCGTCTCCCCCCTCAGTCCCCCAGAGGGGGAAGGGGTTATTGTCGTAGAGAATCGAAGACATAACTCCTGGGAGACAGGTTGACGAAGTCCTAACTTAAGGTTAGATCGTTGAATATGGACATCAAGATTGTTAAGGAAGCGGAGGTAATCCGGCTGACTGGATTGAGTAAGGACGAGATGAAGTCTTGGCGCGAGGCTTTGGAGGAGGGCAAGCACTGGGTGCGTGTTCCGAGCAACAGGCCGAAGAAGTTATGGGCTATTGGCTGGACGGAGGCCGGTATCCAGGCGTTGAGCAAGGGGGCTTCTTTGGGTGAGCTGCAAAACGATCTGGACAAGAGTCTGGAGAAGCCGAAGGAGTTCTTTGGGGTGGTCAAGGGCAAGTTCTTGAACAAGCGGATTATCTTCTGTGAGATTGAGTACGATAAGGTGAAGATTGAGGCTAATGTGTTGGTGCGTGATAGCCGGAACTTCGTGGTGGGTATGCGAGTGCCTTTGAGATCGGATGGGGGTCGCTGGGTGGCGGCGAAGCATCCTCGATTTGGGGGGCGCTGGTAATGGACGAGAAGCCGAAGAAGCGTCGCAAGAAGAAGGATACGGTGACGCACGACGACGAGCAGCTGGAAGGGGCTATGTTGTCCTGTCTGCAGACCTTGAAGAACTACTGTCCGCAGGGGGTCATCATTTTGAACTCCAGGTCGGACAAGTGGAAGGTGTTGACTTTTGGTGGTGGGGACAGCAGGGAGAACTTTCACGTCGTCCTGGGAGCTGCTCTTGCAGCCGGGGTCGTAGCCCTGGAGGGTGGGCCGGAAGGTGCGACGGAATGGGAGGCTTGACACGCCCCTTTGACTGTTCATTGTGATTTGTACAACGGCTCTCCCCTCTACCGCAAGGCACGGGGGAGTCTTCTTTTTGCCTTGGTAGCACAATGGCAGTGCGCCTGTTTTGTAAACAGATGGTTGTCGGTTCGATCCCGACCCAAGGCTCTTTTGTAGGTGTGGCGTATGGGTTAAGAGCCTAGCCGCCAGCACGACACCAAGGGTGTCAGTTCGGGCCATTCTAGAACAGGCTCGACACCTACTCCCCTTTAAATCAGTCGTTTACTGTCAATAAGGTGGACTACTTGACAAGTTATCCACATTAGCGAGACTTATGGGACTATGAAGTTCAAGAAGCACGGTATGAAGCACGAAGGCAAGGAATCCGGCAAGAAGGAGGGTCGTGAGCATAAGATGCTTGGCTACTCCAAGATGGAGACTTTCGAGAAGGCGATGCACGGCAAGAACCGTGGCGCTGGTTTCAAGTCCTACGGCAAGTCCAAGGGCGGGATGTAACTGCTATGTTCCCATTCGACTCTGAAGAGGACGAAGAATGGGACGAGCCGGATGCAAGTGAGATTGCGTCCATCATATTTTTGCGATGCCCCTCAAGAAATCCACATCCAAGTCTGCGTTCAAGTCCAACATCCGTGCCGAAGTCAAGGCCGGCAAGCCCGTCAAACAGGCTGTCGCCATCGCCTATTCGGTGAAACGCCAGGCTTCGCACCGTCGGGACAAGAAGTGAGTTGAAACTCACCCAGCATCCAGTCATCAAACTCCCCTCTACGGAGGAGTTGAAGCTGCTCCAGCAGAAACTTGGGTCTGAAAAACTCGCAGAGGTACTCCGTATCCGTGAAGAAAAAATCCTTGCCGAAAAGACTGACCCATACCGCCACGGTTACGAGCCGTTCCACTGGCGCGATGCGGACGATCTCCTTAAGACCCACCAGGAACTCTGCGTATTGGGTGGTAATCGTGCGGGTAAGACTGAATGGGCTGCCAAGAGGGTAGTCTCTGCGTTGGTAAACATCCCAAACGCCCGTGTGTGGTGTCTGCATACCACATCCCAGTCGTCCATCCAGATGCAGCAGAACGTAATCTGGAAGTATATCCCCCCGGAGTTCAAGACGCTGAAGAAAGGGCGGGTCACGAACATCCAATATTCCCAGAAGAACGGATTTTCTGACGGTACTTTCATCTTTCCAAATGGCAGCCAGTGCCATTTTATGAATTATGCTCAAGAAAAGCGAGTTATCGAAGGTGGCGAGTGCGATATCATCTGGTGCGACGAACTTGTACCTCTGGACTGGATCGAAACACTCCGTTATCGTGTTGTCACTAGACGTGGTAAGCTGCTTGTCACTTTTACCCCAGTTTCGGGTTACACTAACGTCGTAAAGGAGTACATTTCCGGCTGCAAGGTGCTGGAAAGCCGTGTTGCGACCATTCTGGATCAGAAAATCCAGCACGTTCCTGGCGTTCCGAATGGTCATATGCCTTATCGGGCGAAATCCCGCGGCAAGGATGCCGGAGTGGTCTGGTTTCACTCCGAGTTCAATCCATACAACCCGTTCGACGAGCTGCGTCGCACTTTGGACGGCAAAACAACCTACGAGAAGAAAATCCGAGCCTACGGCTGGGCTGACGGACTCGCTGGCGCTCAATTCCCACGCTTCGGTGACCTCAACGAGATTGACGACGACAAAGTCCCGGAGGAAGGGACTAATTATATGGTCGTTGACCCTGCCGGAGCGAGAAACTGGTTTATGCTCTGGTTGCGGGCTGTAGGGACTGGCGAAAACGCCCGATGGTACGTCTATCGAGAGTGGCCCGACGCTTCTTATGGCGAATGGGCGTTGCCAGACACCAAACTTGACGGGAAAGCCGGCCCAGCACAACGAGCAGGGGCTGGCAGAGGTATTGCCGACTACAAGGCACTCATCCGTGAGTTGGAAGGCGAAGAAATCGTCGAGGAGCGTCGCATCGACCCTCGCGCCGGGGCTACACAGGCTGCTACCCAAGAAGGGGGCAGTTCCCTTATCGAGCTGCTCGCTGAAGATCCAGAACCGATGTATTTCGACCCTGCACCTGGCATCCGCATCGACGACGGGGTGTCCATCATCAACGACGCTCTGGCACACGACCCAGGTCAGCCCTTGTCGCCCATCAACGAGCCTAAACTGTATATCGCCAAGTCCTGCGAAAACCTTATTTACTCTTTAAGAGAGTGGACAGGTGCGGACGGAGATAAAGGAGCGTCGAAAGACCCTATCGACTGTCTGCGTTATTTGGCTACGATCCAGCCGGAACAATATGACGAAGACTCGTTCAAATGCAAAGGTGGAGGCTCTTACTGATGCGTAACCCAGACGAATACCCAATCCTTCTGTCCAGGTCGCTTGCCGAGCAGCTGACAGGAATTGATGTCCGAGAATTGGACAAACTGAGGAAAAACGGCATTATCCGGTGTTATACGACACTTGGAGGTCAGCACAGATTCCATAAGTCGTCACTTTTACAATATATAGAAACAAAATCTACCAAAAGTTTCCAAGATGAACAGCACAGACTCCCGCAAGGATAAACTCACGTTCCACACGGATACCCCCGATGTGGTGTATCTCCGCAAGGAACTTGAGCGTTCCCTGTACAACGGTGGCAACGTCGCCCGCCTCAACAGCAACGACGACATCCGTCTCACCCGCTGGGACGGTCAGACCGACGACGGCAAGAAGTACTCCAACAACGAAGGCGTTACCGCTTTCCCGTTTGAGGGCGCTTCCGACGTGCGTTGCCGTCTCGTTGACCAGACCATCAACGAACTTGTCGTGCTGATGGTGTCTTCGTGGAATCTCGCTCGCCTCCGTGTCTCCGGCACTGAGTACAACGACGCTTCTACAGCCGCCTCCATCCAGAACCTGGCTAACTGGGTCATCAACAACCGAATGAAGGCTGAACTCGCCCGTGAGAACGAACTTTGGGCGCAGTACACCCAGCAGTTCGGCTGGTCTGCCGTCCACATCGGCTGGGAACGCAAACTTGGCATCCGCAACTCCACGATCACCACAGGCGAAATCCAAGCCCGTGGTATGAACGGTGACCAGATGGCTATCGAACTTTATGGCTCGCTTCAAAATACGGGGGCTTCCGACCTTACAAAGTCGTTGTTAAAGGCCGTCTATAATGTGGCTGACTCCGAGGTGGAGCGAGTCTCCTATGAATTGACCACCGCTGGCACGTCCACGTATCGTGAGCAATACACGGTTTCAAGCCAACCGGCCGTAGCTGCTCTTAAGCCGTTCGACGAAATCGCCTTCCCGCCGGAGACTCTCGACCTCCAGGATGCCCGTGTCATCTTCCGTCGAGTCCACTACACCGCCGTCGAGCTGCGTGAGTTCATCGAAACCGATGGTTGGAGCGAGGAGTTCGTCAGCGAAGCCGAGAACGTCACTGGCAAGTCGTCTTGGTATGCAGACCCGAACCTCATCCCGACCACGACCAACATCACGAACACGCTTCACCGCGCCGATAACCTTGTCGAGATCGTCTACGCCTATACCCGCCAGATTGGGCCGGATGGTATCCCGGCGATCTACTACACCGTCTTCTGCCCGCAAGTCCGTTCCGAACTGTACGCCAAGCACGAATTGCTTGAGTACGCCCACGGTCAGTACCCGTTCGTTGAAATGCGTCGTGAGCATCTCCGTCGCTCCATCATCGAGTCCCGTGGCGTTCCCGAACTCGCCTACACAGACCAGTTGGAAATCAAGGCACAGCACGACTCCATCCGTGACCGCACGGCTTTCGAGACACTACCGCCCATCAAGGTGAAGAAGCGTCTTGGCACTCAGAACCTCATCCAGCCGGGTGGTCTTCTGCCTGTTACCACGCCAGACGACTATACCTTCCTGTCTCCTCCTACTGGCAATCCTGCGTTGGCGTTCAACCTCATTGACCGTGTCGAAGCACGGAATGCAGCTTACTTCGGTCTGTACCACGCCAGCATCCCGCCCGTCAAGACGCAGACCACCCAGCAGTTCCTGGTGAACAACTGGCTCAATGCCTGGAGCAAGGTCACCAAGCAAGTCATCTCGTTGGCGCTACAGTATATGGACGGCACTGAGATCGAGCGTGTCTGCGGTCAGCCTATCGTCGTCAGCCCGGATGAAATCTGCCACGCCTACGACTTCAACATCTCCTACAACATCAAGGAACTCGATACCGACTATGTCTTGGAAAAACTTAAGGCGATGGCTTCCTTTGTTGTCCCGATGGATGCCGGTGGCGTTCTCAACCGTAATGAACTTGTTACCCGCTTCGTGGAAGCCATCAGCCCAGAAGCGTCCAAGTCGCTCATCCTCGACCAAGCCGCTGCGTCCCAAAAGATGTATGAGCAAGTCCAGACGGACTTCGCCAAGATGATGCTTGGTATGGAAGCCAACTACGTCGAGAACGACCCGTCTGCCAAGACAAAGCTGCAATACGCCCAAGACATTATGCAGAAGAACCCGAAGGCTCAACAGGCGGCTCAAGCCGATCCGCAGTTCCAGGCTCTGCTTCAGAACTACTTCCAGAACCTCCAGATGAGCGTCAGCCAACAGGAGAACAAGACCATTGGTCGTCTTGGTGTCACCCCGGTGTCCGATAAGTTCGCCCAACAGCAACAGCAGGGCGGTCAGCAGGGGATGATGTAATTTATGGCTAAGACCCTAATCGAACATAAACGCGCCTTGTCCTTTGAGACAAACGAGGTCTTTGAGGCTGTGATTGCCTATCTCGATGCCAACATCGAGAGCGAGGTGGATCGCGCCATCTCGTACAACATCGAGGGCGAAAAGCGTGTCCACGGCTGCGGACGGGCAGAAAGCCTCCGGGACTTCAAGGACTTGCTCTTGAGCGAGAACCAGGACGCCAAGGCCGGTAAGTACGGTTCGTGAGTTAAGGCAGAAGTTGCCAAAACTTACAAACACGGGGTCAGCCCGTTGACACACCTTGAAATAAGGGGTTATTCCCCATACGCCCCTGGGAGCGACCCATCCCTGTTATGCCAGAAAATCAAGATGCCGATATCGGTTCGGCTGAAAACAACACCGAGGTACAGTCTAACGCCTACTCCACAGGGCTAAATGAGGAAACCCTTGCGAATGAACTTCGTAAGACTCTGTTCGCCGATCCGGTGGAACAGACGGATGAAACCCAGTCCGAAACTGAGGGTGAAGCCCAGACGGAGGTCAAGGATGAGCCTGTAGCAGAAGCCGACAACGCTGAAGCCACAGATGAAGTCCCCCAGGCCGAGGATGGCGACGAAGTTCATTCACAGGAAGCCCAAGACGACGAGGGAGACAGCGATCTCTCTAAGGGTGTGCAGAAGCGTATCGACAAACTTACCGCCAAGCGAAAGCAAGCGGAGGAGGAAGTCGCCAATCTCCGCAAGGAATTGGAGGCGCTGAAGCAGACGGTAACCGAATCACAGCAAGCGAGCGAGCAGAACGCCAATAGCGTCACAGACGCAGATAATCCGTTCAGTTCGTTGAAATCGAAGGCTGAAGTTGATAAGGAAACCGAACAAGCCCGATGGCTGCGCTACAAGTGTATGGAGAACCCGGAAGGGTTTTCCCTAGGTGAGAGTCACTACGGCCCGGACGACGTTAAGCGTATGTTGGTTAATTCTACGAAAGCGATTGAGGAGCATCTGCCCAAGCAGCTTGCTCGCATCGAAACGGAGAACCGAATCCGACCTATCGCTGAAGCGAACTATCCGTGGTGGAAGACTCCAGCCTCTAAAGAATACCAGATGGCGCAACAGATGCTCAAGACTGCTCCGCAGCTCCGCAATTTCCCAGATTGGCAAATCTTTATCGGTGATGCCATCCGAGGAATGCAAGCACGTGAAGGACAAGCGAAAGCGAACTCCAGCACGGCGAACAAGTCCAAGTCACTACCGCCCGTCCGTCCCACCGCTACTCCGGCTAAGAGTAACCCTAACGAAGCAAGGGTGAAACAAGCCGAAAGCCGATTCGCAAAATCGACCTCCGCAGATGACCTCGCCAAAGTGCTGCTCGCTAAAGGCTTCATCTAATCCCCCCTCCCTCACCCCATAAAATACAATGGCAAAACTTCTCGAAAAGGACATCGTCAACGCTGGTAAGCGTGAAGACCTGGCTAACCTCATCGCCCTCGTCGATGCGAAGGACACCCCCTTCACCTCGATGGCGAAGAAGGGTCAGCAGCCCGGCAACACCATCTTCCGCTGGCAAGCCGACCGTCTCCCCGCTACCACTACTCCGACCCCTGTCGTTGACGGCACGGATGTCGATCCCAACACTGGCACGTCCAACTTCGTGTCCGATGGCGGTACTCAGTACCGTGTGGAACTGTCCAACCGCATCCAGATCTTCCGTAAGGCTGTCCGTGTGTCCAAGTTGACCCAGGACGTCGCCAACATCGCTGGTGTCCGTGACGAACTCTCCAACAACGTCTCCAAGGCCATCACCCTTGTGAAGCGTGATATGGAAATCGCTATGTGCGGTAACCAGGGCGCTCAAGTCGATAACGGCACAGTCGGCTATCGTACCCGTGGTCTGGACAAGTGGCTCGTCGCCGCTGCCAACATCGACACCGTTGACCTTCCGGCCGCTGCCTCTGCCTTCTGCCCGTCTGCCTCGCAGATTTCGACAGTCGGTACAGCTGCCCTCACTGAAACAGTCGTGCAGGATATCCTCACTGGTATCTACAGCCAGACTGGTCAGTTCAAGGACTACGACGCTCTCGTCGGCCCGACCCTCAAGCGCGCGTTCACGAACCTTGTGTTCACGACCACGCAGGGTACTGGCACAGCCCCGATGACCGCCATCCGCACTCTCAATCGTGAGTCCGATGCGTCCTCGTACATCTCGTCGGTCGATGTCTTCCAGGGTGACTTCGGTCAGATTCGTCTGCACCCGTCGCTGTTCCTCAAGAACAACTTCTCCGGTTACATCATCCCGTTCGATATGGTCGAAGTCCGCTACGGCGGTAACGTCGCCCAGGTCACGGAGTTGACGGATAACGGTGGTGGCCCTGCTCGTCTCATCGAAGCGGTTGCCGGCCTCTGCATCTACAACCCGCTGGCCTTCGGTAAGTTCGACTTCAGCGCCTAATCCCTAGGAGGCTTGTCCGACATCATCCAGTCGATCTCTGAGGTTATTCCCTCCCATCTCCGCAAAGAGGTGGAGAGGGAACTCCTCACGGGCTGGAGGATGCAGGAAGCGGCTTCCTACACACAGGCAAAGCAGTTTGCGGCCTTCAATCACGCAAACGCAGCTAAATCAATCGATGGGGTAGGCGAGTTGAAGGCTCGTATCCCCATTTCTGCCTATCATTACTGGGGTCAACGCCTTGGTTATGAGTGCTGGAATGATGAGGAGTTCACAAACGACTTCATCAAGCACAACCCGGAAATCGCTGTTAATAACCGGGTCAAGCGTACCGTCGTCAACGGCGCTATCTTTACAGCAGACGGTTTCCTCACCAAATGAGAACCACCCACTTTTCCCCTATCCTGTTCAATGCCCTGCAACTTGCGGGACAGGATCGCCATAACATCACGGATGAGACATTCGCTCAGTTCCGTGATTTCATCAATGAACGCCTTCGTGTCGCCTGGGAGTTGCAGGACTGGCCCGACCTCACCCGTGTCACCCAGTTAACCGTATCCAACGACGGAAACGGCCTGGTTACTGCTGCCATTCCTGCTGATGCCGGGGAAGTCTTTACCTGTTACGACAAAGACCCTCTCGTAACCACGAAGGCTGTTTCGTTGAACTTCCGTCTGTATGACGACGGTACTACACAGAAACTGGTCTTTGCGTCCGACCCTGGCACTGTCTATGGCGAATACCGCATCAAGCGTACCGAACTCGTAGGCGACCTTTATGAGTCTGGCATTTCGTATTCTGTTGGCGCTCAGTGCTACTTTGATTCTGGCAGTAACACTGGAACTTATGCTCCCGTAGCCGGAAAGCCTCACTACGGCAATTTCTACAATTGCATCGAGGCTACCACGGCTGGTCAGTCCCCGCATACGCATCCTGCCAAATGGCAGCTGGTCACAATCCCTTATCTTTTTGCGTCCTACGTGGCGCGTGGTGCGTTCGCTGATTGGCTTCGCTCCGAACTCCAGATCGAGGCATCCCAGGTCGCAGAGGCTGAAGCCGAGCGTTATATCACTGATGCCATCGACATCGTGCTTCGCCAGCAGAAGCAAGTGAACCGCATCAATATGAACCAAACTTACTAATACTATGGGTCAAATCCAAATCTCATCCCCAATCCTTAAGTCCCTCACCCACAGTGAGACTTCTGTGACCACGTCCCCCACCCAAGTCCTTGCTCCTTTGGCTACAGCTGCCAAGCGAGTCATCGTGCTTGTCCAGAACAAGTCCACCAGCGTGAACATCAGCATTGTCGGCAATTCTACTGACACTGTTGGCATCATTGTCCCCCCCCTTTCCAACATCTCCATCGACAACTACAACGGCGGTATCTGGGCTTTTGCCGACTCCGGCACTGTCACAGTCCACGTTGCTACGTCGGTTGTTTGATGAGTATCCGCGCCACATCAACGGACGCTGTGGTTAAGAAATCAGTCAAGTCCGGCAAAATCATCACAACTAACAAATGAGTATTACAGCACAAGTCGGGGTTATGATCCCGACAAACGTCGTCGAGGTCGGCAACGAGATTTCGTCCGACCAACTAGCTGCAATTGCCAACGCACAACTAAACCCATCTGCTGCCAATCCTTTTGTTACTGAGGGAGGTGTTCCAACTTATGACACCAATTCACCTTGGCCTACGCCTCCGTCTGGGATGCTTACGGCAGATAAGGCTATGGCTAATGCGATTGCAGCCTCTCTTTGGTATACTTTTGACACAGGAACTGACTACAACAAGACAGGTGGCATCGTAAACGTTCAGTTGCTTGCGGGCTATAACACCAGTGGTGTTACCGATGGAACTACGTTTGTTACTGGATTTCCTTCTGTAATCACATCGTTGTCCAACAACGCATATTGGTATGTTTCCGTAAATGGAACTATTTCTGATTATATTGTTTCAGACGCAGCCCCTTAATCTTATGTTTATCTTCCTAATCTCTCTCGCCTCCGTAGTCCTTGCCTTTGGCTGTGGCTTCTATGCTGGAGTTAAGAACGCTAACTCGTCCAAGGTCGCCAAGTTCAAGGAAATCGAAGACTCGCTCAAGAAGTAATGCCAGCACGTGAGTATCTAGTCGATGGTGAGCAAGGGTTCATCGGCTTGAACTCTAGGGATAACCCGGTAAACCTGGGCAAGAACTTCGTATCCAAGTCCCAAAACTTCCGTATGGATCGTGGGGTCGCAAGCGTCCGAAAAGGATGCGAACGACTGACCACTGGGGCTTTGGTGAATGCAGTGGTTTATGGTAGCTGCGTCTACACGACATCCACTGGTGCTGAACTAATCGTCCTTGTCGTAAGCGATGGTCTATATACCTATACGCCAGATACCGAAAGCGTATCCGTAAAGGTTTCATTCCCGTCTGGTCAGACAATCACTTCTTCCGACGATCTGGATGTATACCAGGCTCAAGGCTCTGGATATGTCTATATCTGCCGTGGCTTCAGCAAGTCCACGCTTCGCTGGAATGGGGCTTATGGGGCCGGCAACATCGTTGTCCCTGGCGTATCCACGCACACGAACTTCCCCAATAGCCGTCACGCAGTTTACTACGGCAATCGGCATATCGTCCAAACGGACGGCAATACGTTCAGCGTAAGCCATTACCTACAGGACAATAGTTGGTCGGCGCTGGATATGTTCAGCATCAATGATGGCGGTAATGACCGACTTATCGCCATTACTCCCTGGACGCTCAACGAGTTCGTCATCTTTATGCGTAACAGCATCTTCTACGCATCTGTCGGCGTAGGGGCTAATGTTTCCGGGGATGCAGCTTCCAACAGCAATTCTTACGTTAAGTCGCTTGCTACAGACCTTGGCTGCGTAGCCAGAAAGTCCGTCGTACAGGCCGGTGGTGGCATTATCTTCCTGTCTGATAGTGGCGTGTATATCGCCAATCCGTCTGGGGCAGGGCAGGGCAATACCAACACCCCGGAAGGGATGCGACTGCTTACCCTTGCTGAACCGCTTTCAGCGCCAATCTCCGACGTTATCTCACGGATTAACTATAATTACGTCGATAAGGCTTTGGCTGTTTACTGGGAAAACAGGTACTACCTGGCTGTCCCGCTGGACGAAAGCACCAATAACAATGCCGTTTTGGTGTATAATTTCGTCAACAAGGCTTGGGAGTCTGTAGATACCTATACCTCCGGCTTTGACATCAAGGCGTTCCACGTAGCCAAACTTGGCAGCCGTCGCAGACTGTTCGGTATCGACCAGGAACAAGGCGTGTTCTTGATGGAGGAACTGGACTGGGACGAATACGATCAAGGAGTGGGCGTACCAAGACTTCCATTACAGGATGGCAACGGTAACTATTATGATGGCGAAACGACCATCCTTGTTCGTCCTTGGCAAGACCCAGACCCCTACCCACCTTCGTTTACTTTGTCGCCTCTTGTGTTCATTCCTCGCAAGATTGATGGCGTGTTGACCACACGGGCTTACACCTTTGAGACTAACCGTGAAAAGCGGTACTCTAGCCTACAGAGCGACATCTACACACAGGCCGGCGGGTCTATCGATATCGACATCACGACGCACAGCCCGGACATCTCCGAGAAACTTTACTCCTTCTCTTCTGGGTCTTCCAATGGTAACTTAATCCGCATTCCAGTTCGCAAGTCCGCTTACTATTGTCAGATTAAGTTCACATCCAAGAGTTTACGTCAAACCATCCGATCTGTAACACTCCAGGCAGTCGTCACAGGTCAGATGACACAAACAAAGAAATAAATGGCACAAATCCAATCCCCAGAGACATACGTAAACGGTGACCAAGTCACTGCAGCTCGTATGAACAATATGGTCAACGGCGCTACGCTGTTGCCCGGTGTAATCACAGACCAGACAGTCCTAGGCACTGCCCTTAGCCCTACGGACGATTTGTTCCTTGTCTATGACCTTTCTGCCCTTGGTCTTCGCAAGGTATCCGCAAGCCAAATCACAGCTGCTGGTGCGGATGTGACAACAAGCCTTGTCCAGCCTCTCACTGGTGGTAGCGGTAACCTTACCCTGCAATCCATCGCAGATGGAAACCTGTTCATCAACGGCACTTTGAACGGATTCTTCAACATCACTACGCCTGGTGAGTTGGTTGTCACTTCTGCCACTGGG